GTGAGCATGTAAATCTCCTGCAAATACAGTATCAAACTTATCAAATCTTTCTAAATCTACTTCTGGTGTCACATGAGGTGGTATCTCACCACGAACATGAGTAAATAGATACGCCGCATCAATACTTTCTATACTATTCTTTTTATGTAAATCGGCATATGGTAGAATCGCCCAATCGTCTTGATAATATGTTTCCGTTATAACTTTTACTTTTGGATTGAGTTCTTCTGTTACTCTTTTTAAATTTGTAAAGAAAGTTTTATTCTTTCTAGTTGCTTCATGATTACCATCAAATATGATAGTATCTACATTAACACCTTTTACAAAGTCAAAATATAGAGTGAGTTCGTCCATAGATGGCATACGATCAAATAAATCACCACCTATAATGTGTAAACTAATATCTTTTTCTAATTCTTTTAGTTGCTCAAAGAACAGCTCATACCGTGAGCAAGCCCACGGTAGAGGCACATTCTTCTGCCCTAGCTTTATATGCCAGTCTGCGGTAAATAGAATCATACTACGAAGTCTTGTCCTGGTTGCCAAGCACAGCCTGTGAGTCCACCTGCTTGTAGTGCTTTAAGAGTTCGTAATATTTCATGTGCATTTCTGCCTGTATCGTCTACATTTACTGAGACGTGACGAATAGTTCTTTCACTGTCTATAATAAATGTTGCTCGGTAACAAACTCCTGCTTCCTCATTCACTATTCCTAGTTCGTGAGACAGTCCTAGACCACAATCAGCGGCAAGTGAATGATTAATGTTTCTTATCATTTCGTTATCTTTTTTCCAAGCTAACTTACAGAACTCATTATCTCCACTAATACCAATAACTGTTGCATCTTCTACTAACATATCCATTCCAGCAATTTCTGTTGGACAGATAAAAGTAAAATCTTTAGGATAAAAATAAATTACTGTCCAGTCATTTTTTAGAGGTTCATAGTTCTCTAATACTTCTACTGGTACAAAATTATTATCCTTGTCTATTCCATTTAGTCTAAATGGTGGGAATTTTTCACCTACTCCGATCATTATGCAAAATCCTCCTCAATGCTCTCATCTGAGGAATTACCTGCTCCTTCTCTTAACCTGTCAAGAAGCTCTTTTTGAGCGTCTGCTGTTGGTCTTGGAAGCACGTCGTCCATTGATTTTAGATTTGCAACTAATTCTTTTTCATCTTCTGTTAAAGCTCTTGGCTTTGATTTTAGTGGTTGTAACTGATACTCCACATTATAAGCCATAGGGCCTGTCTTTACTCTTTTAAAGTGTACGTCCCAACCTGTTTCCATATCTGTTGGATCACCTAAATCTTCTGCAGCAACTCTGATTTGTTCCCACAATTTTTTCTTTAGGTTAAACACCTTGACTTCGCCACCATGAATACATTGTATTGCATATGACCATGTACACTTCTGATCTGGGTAATATTCTCTTACCCAATCTTTCTCAAGATTATTAAATGTTTCTTTCTCTCTATCGTATGATAGACATTCCATAGGGATATTCTTGTCGTTTTCTCCCTTTAGCCAGTAAACATATCTTGAGCAAATATCTCCTACTAGGCGGACTTTATTGTCGCCATCTACATAGGTATAGCTTTTCACTTTGCTTTTTTGGGCTTCGCCCTTAGATTGATTAAATGTTAATGCCATTTTTTACTCCTTATTGTCTTCAAACTTAAAGTGTATACGATTCTCACTTACAGTTAGAAGTCTGTTACTATATAAAATTATGTCCTTTCCGTCGTATTCAAAAAGGTCTAGTGTGGTATCTTTACTGAGTATATACTCGGCGTAAGACCGCTGTGATGCAATACCTACATACTGTGCAATCTCTATATCCTCGTATTCTTCTCGGTGTAAAAATAGCCTCTCTGGGTAAAGCAAGAAGCTCTGTCCAGAGAAGTCTTTTTGATAGTACTTATAAAGTCTATCTCGTTTATTTTTGGGCATAAGATCATAGGTCATTCCATGGATAACCGTGATTATGTCACGAACTTTTCCTTTCGTTGCTCTATGTATCTTTTTCCAATTGTAGAATATCATTATATCAAAAATTTAACCTTTTGTCAAGAAGAATTTTTCCATGCTCATATCGTTTCAATATCGTATCCCTGCTTCATATAATATCCGAATCGTGCATTTGCCTGTCGTCTTGCGGTATTACCCTCAAGATGAATATCAACTATTACAGGCTGTTTCTTTCCTTCTTGTGTTCTAATTACTCTTCCAATTAGCTGTGTAAGTAGTGGTTCGTTATTTATGGGTGTAGCCAAAATTAGGCAACTTAGCGAATTTAATGATATTCCCTCACTAAATATAGCTTGTGTTCCACATAACACATCTTTGTCATGTTCCATTTGAGCCATCAACGCAGGGCGCTCTTCATGCGGAATTTGTCCTGTAATACAGATAGCATTATCCCCAATCAGTTTTTGGCAGGCTCGTAGAAAATCCACTCTATCACTTACCAGCAATACTTTGTGACCCAGTGCTGCATAATTTGCCGCAAGCAGTGCCACCATATTTTGGTACTCAGGATTGTATGCAATAGCATTGATACGACTTGCCCAAGGTGCTTGCGCTCCGTCTGGAAATCGTACTCCACTCTTTACAACTTTGACACTTGGTATCATAAAGTTTTCTTTTGCAGGTTTGAGAACATTATCCGAAAAATAATCACGGAATGTTACATGCCTGCCATCTTTTCTTTCCATTGTACCAGTCAGTCCAATTTTGTATCGTGCATGACTTGCGTCAATAATACGACCAAAAGTCGGACTACTTACGTGGTGCATTTCATCAAGAATCAGTGTTCCAAACTCTTTTGAAACTTGATCCACCTTTCTATATAAACTTTGAACATTTCCGACAGTAAAGTCTCTTATGTCAAATCTTCCAGAGCCGATCACACCCGCTTCAACCCCGAACACTTTCTTTATTTCTTTCTCCCATTGACTTCGTAGTTGTAATGTATGTGTTACTATCAAAGTCTTTTGTGCGAGTTTATTCGCAATAGCCAATCCTGTAAAAGTCTTTCCCCAACTAACCCACGCATTTATAATGCAGGAGTCCAGCACTTCGCTGTATACGGCTTCTTGGGAGGGGCGAAGTGTAAATCCAAAAGAATGTGGTTCAATTGGAGAAAGAACTCGTTTGTCCACTATTTCATGCCCAGCAGGTATTAAATCTGTTCTACCTATTGGCATGGTTATAAGTCCTTTACGGACTACTCCCATATTCTTAATAATAAAGGGAGGATCACCAGGCCGACGTGGTGCAATACTATAAGTTAATGCACTATCTATATCAGCCTGCTGACTGGGAGTAACCTCCATATAAATTCTATTTCTTAGAACTGCTTTCATTCAACAACTTTCCAATTACGGATAGTCTCTATATCTATATCTTCCCACTTTTGAAAGTCTACATTATAACATATTAGTTTGTCTCCAGACTGATGTGTTATTTTAGTTGGCAAAAATTCTTCTTTGAGAGTGTATTCTCTACTATAAATATTACCACTATTTAGACTTTGAAATGTGATAAGCACTATTCCTTTTTCTAATTTTTCTATTAATTCCATATTTATCTCCACTCAGGGCCGACGTACCATTGTACTAACGACATACGAGTGCCTTTGGTAACTGGTGTTACTTCATGTTTTAAAAATGATGGAAAGATAAGTACTGTGCCTTTGTCTCTCCACTTTGGGTCTTCTACTTTATTACCGAAGAAATCCCACAATACAAAGTCACCACCTTCATAGTGATGACTGTCAGAAAGTTGAACTGTTACTGATAG